TCTACACCACTGACGACGACACCACCATTGCATCCCGCTTGGTGGAAGACGTGATCCAGCGGATTCAGACCGGTGTGCAGTTCAAGCTGTATATCGACCGTGTTGTCTCTTCTGGTTCTGTTGATGACACCGCAAGCCGTTCCATCACGATGGAAGCTGTGCTGACTTCTGCCAGCTATTCCGTCAACCCAGACGACGCACAACAGATTGAAGTTGCATTCCGTCCGTCTGCTGTTCCTACCTTCGACCTCAGCAAAACCTGATCAGCTGTTGCTGGTTTGTTTGCCCCTGGCTTGCGCTGGGGGTTTTTTCATGAGTAGTATCTGTTTACTGTTTCCAGGGTTTTATGTCTTCCAGTGCAAGCGGACGCGCACTTGATCGCCTCAAAAAGGCCGCAAATCTTACGCCAGTGAAGCGTATTGTTGTCCTCAGCAATGGAGATGAGTTTGAGTTTTGGTCAACTCCTTTGACAATGGCAGAGCGCGAGCGGGCGCAAAAGCAGGCCAATTCAGACGATGCCAATCAGTATGCCTTGCAACTTCTCATCAACAAAGCGACTGATGAGAATGGTCAGCGCATGTTCAAGGCTGGCGAACTTGCTGAACTTAAAAACGATGTCCGAGACGAAGACTTGCAAGGTTTAATGGTTGCTTTGGTTACTGGTGAGGGCAACGTCACTGAGGAAGAGGCAAAAAACTAAGCAAGCTCTTCAAGGATGACTGGTCTTTAAGGGTTCAGATGCGTGTGGCCCGTGAACTGGGTTACACGCTCTCTGAGCTTTCAAGCAAGATGTCTCGTGAAGAGCTGCAGCTTTGGTGCCTGCTGTTTGAGGTGGAAGCTGAGGAGCAGCAGGAGATGCGCCGGAAAGCTAAGCGACGGTAGACTTAGCTGAAGTCGGCGAAAATCTTGTGGCGGGTCAGGTTGTCGTTGAACTTACCGCGCAGGACAAGGTTTCAGGAGTCCTGGATAGGATCAGCGGTTCAAGTAAAAAGCTGAATCAAAGCATTAAAGGCGCGACAGACAAAGCAGGTAGAGGCTTTAATAATTTGAGGGGTCAAGCCACAAAGCTGCAAAGTGTTCTTGTTTCGCTTGGGGCAGCTGCTGCTGTCAAAGGCTTCGCGCAGGCTGGTATTGAAGCTGATCGCACTGCAAAGCGGCTCAAGTTTTTAGGGGATCAATTTGGCGAAACCGGTAGGCTGCAAGAGATAGCGAACAAGAGCGCCGAAAAGTTTGCGATCGGTCAGACGGAGGCAGAAAAAGCTGTGTCTGATCTCTATGGACGCCTTCGACCTATGGAGATCGGTTTGGATGATGTGGCGACCGTGTTTGAAGGTGTAAACGTAGCGGCAAAGCAGATGTCTTTGTCTACTGCGGACACTGAGGGCGTAATGCTCCAGTTAAGCCAGGCGCTTGGCTCTGGAAAGCTGCAGGGTGATGAATTTAGAAGCGTGATGGAGCGATTGCCGAAGATCGGTCAAGCGGTCGCAAAGTCGATGGGCGTGCAAGTAAGTGAGCTGAAATCGCTAAGTTCTGCTGGCGCAATAACGACTCAGGAGATTATTAAAGCCCTGCGAAACGTCAGGAAAGAAGGTTTCCCCCCGCCAGACTCCGTTATGGCCTTCAATAAGGCAATAAGTGATCTTTCTACCGCGATCGGTCAAAGGCTGACGCCAGTTATAGGTCCAGTCCTTGATGTCATTACTGGTTTAGTCAATAAGTTCTTGAGCTTGCCTGAGCCTGTTCAGGCAGCCGCTATTGCATTCGCAGGCATTGGCACTGCTTTTGCTGTTATTGCACCGTTGCTGCCCGTAATTGTTGCTGGCGTTGCGGCGATTGTCACAACACTGACCGGACCAGTAGGAATTATCGCTGCAATCGGTGGTGCAGCTGCTGCTTTCTTGACAATGAAGGGCAAAGCAGAGGAGGCAAAAGAACCTGTGGCTCAAGTCAGTAAGGAGACTGACAAGCTTAAGACTGCAACTGAAGCGGCCGCTCGCGCAAAACAAGACTTCATCGATAGAAGCAAATCAGCCGTCAAAAGCATTGAAGCGGAACAACAACAAATTAAAGCTGCGGAGCAGGCGTTTGACAATGCTTTAAAGATCACTGATGCTCGATTGCAAGCGGAAGCGCAAATCAACGATTTGCAAATCAAAGGGTTGGACATTGCGTATGAAAACGCAAGTACAGCGGAGAAACGCTTGAGTATTGCTAGGCAAATATTCCAACAAGAAATTGACGGCGCGCAAATTGCTTATGAGCAAACCTTAAACAGCATTAAGGCTGAACAGACACGTCTCGAGCTCCGCAGACAGGCGGCAGAGCTTGAAGCAAGGATGATTAAAGCTAAGGGTGAATTGGCCGCAGCAGAAGCAGACAGCGCGGAAAAAGCGGCGCTGATTATGGAAAAAACAAAAGTAGCCGTAGAGATTCAGCGTCAAAACGTTCAGCTAATAGATGGGCAAATTAGGGCGCAGGCACAAATCGCTGAACAGCAAAAGCGAGGTGCCGATGCTCAATTTAAGGCGGCAGTACAGACAGCAGAGCAAAATCTAAAGCAGAAGCTTGTTAGCGATGAAATTGGCATGAGCGAAAAGAATGCAAATGCTTTGGCCGGGCGTATGGGGGATTCTGTGAGAAACTCCAATTCACTTGCTAGCGTCACCGGCCAAGTCTCTAGTAATGCTTCATCCGCAGCAGGCAATTTCATACGAGTTGCCACTGAGGCTGACAAGGCTGCTAATGCTATTGCCCGTGCCGCTGCGGCACAAAGATCTTTGAACGCTGCAAGAGCGGCAAGAGCGCAGCAAACCACAACTACAACCACAGAGACTGTTCAGCAGGCCGCAGGCGGTTACAACCTTGGATCGTTCAAAGCCTTTGCCCGTGGCGGCGTCGTCAAAGGGCCAACCCTTGGCCTTATCGGTGAGGGCGGCGAGCCTGAATACATCATTCCGCAGAGTAAAGCGGCTGGCTTTGCCGCTAACTTCCTTTCGGGCAAGCGCGGCGCAGGTGCCATTCCAGGCTTTGCAGAAGGCGGCATGGCCGTTCCATCAACGGCAAGCGTGAGCATTCAAACAGGGCCAGTGACCCAAATGGATGGGCAGAACTTTGTCACGACTGCAGATCTAGGTGCTGCTGTTGAGGCGGGTGTTCTTCAAACATTAGATATACTTCGCCGTGATCAAATGGTTCGCTCAGGGGTAGGGGTCAGCTGATGGCTAACTACGACATTCTTTGTTTTTTGGAATACTATGGCGACCGTTCAAATGTTTTAAGCGGTTCAAACAGAAATCCAACCTACCAGTGGCAAAATTTTTACCAAAGTGTTCAACAGCTTGGGGCTGCTGATAGCAACGCACAAGGCGATTACAAGTATCTTGCTTTTGATGTTGAGGGGTTTGGTTCTAGTGAAGCGGCTTCTGTGACTGATCTGTCTGTTGAGTTAGCCGCGACAGCAGAAATCATTGACATCACTGACACTGCAATGTCGGCTGACAATCTGGTGATTGCTAGCCTTTATGTGCAAAATGCAGGCAGTGACGCTTTTGATCCTTCAAGCGCACAGCTAATTAGCCGCTACATCGGAAGCATTGAGTCAGCTTCTGTGACTGAGCAGACTGTTTCATGGACTGTCAATCCTGCAATGGACAAGGCAAACCCGCAAGTTCCCAATCGCAAAATTTCTGCGAATATGGTGGACAAGAATGGCAAGCAGTATGTCTGACCTTTTGGTTTTGCGGGGAGTGTCAGTACAATGCCAAGACGGTGTGAGTAGAGAGTCTTGCTCAGTTGTGTTGCGTAGCTCTGAATATGTGTTTTTGGATGCGGAAGGCTCGGTTCTTGATGGCGATCGCAGAGTCGTTGAGATTACAGCCTGCAGGGTTCTGATGTCTCCTGAACGGCTTAGTATGCTTGTGGCAAAGCACGGTCCTGTTTTGAGCTGATGGGATTTTCAAGAAAGGACTATAAAAAGGCAGTACGTTCACAGAAGAGGGCTGTTGCCAGGGCACTGCGCAAGAGCAGGATTGAAAATAAAGATCGCAAGAAAGCGCAGCAAAAGAAATCTGAACCTGCAAATGCACAAAAACGCAGCGACGAAGCGATCAGCACAACAAAACAAGCACGTAAGACTGGTTCGACTGGTCAAGAGCAGTCAGTCGCAACACCTGGGGACATCGTTCCGATTGTGTTTGGCAAGCGTGGGCCGCAGGCTTCGCAAGACAACAATGTGGTGGGCGGAGTTTGGCTACAGCCCGACAAAATCAAACAGGCTTCTTATAACTTCACGGGGATCTTTTTGTATGCGATAAGCCAAGGCGAAATTGTCTCAACGCCCAGCGCCCCGACAACATATATAGGTGATCTGTCATTAACGGCCCGTGGTGGAACCATTCCAACGCTGACTAATTATTACAGTTCAGTCTCTACGATGTCGTCTGCGCCAAATGTTTGCCCGATCACTAGCGGCAAAATTTTCTGTGACCCTGATACTGTAAGTTTTATCAATCACGTGCAGACAAAAAGCGGATACAAGAATTATCTACCTGATCACTACAATCTTTATTACAACGAATTTGAGCTAACTATTGGCTCAGGAGATACAACAAACACAACGTTTGAGATTCCCGGCACGACATTAAGGGTTTGGGAGGTTCAAACGGGAGATGACAGAACAAGCAATTATTGGACTGCTGTAGGTTTAACACCAGCAACGACAACTTTTTTGGTAAATAATGAGCTAACCGATGACGACCCGCCTGAGGATACGGGACGCGCAGTTGGCACTATTTTTAATTTCTACAACATTGCCATCGGGCAGTATGAGGCGCCAACCAAGGATGATGCAAACCCTGCATTTAGAGCCTATTACACGGCTTTCGGTTCATCTGCAGAAGATGAGCCGGTCGCGTTTGAATATGGCGCAGGCACTGTAAACACACAGACTGATTCGTCTGAGGCTGCTACCGATGACACGCTTGGCGGTTGTGTCACTGAAGTGCATCTATCGGCCGTAGCAGATCCAAGCAACTTTGATTCAAGCTACGACTTTACAGATTACGCGGACATCACTTTTTTAGAGATTCAAGGCAATATCTACGACGAAAGCAATGCGTTAGAGGGGCAATACAACACCACAACACGCCAGCTTTCCGTTCTGATTGAAGAGGGCGTCAAAGTGCCTTTGTATAGTTCTGGCAGTCCAGGTTCAACTGGCTCCAGCCATCAGTTTGTTGACTTGGCGATGTATCTGTTTGTTATCAACAAGCGGCTCATTGCGGGGACCACAGCTGACATTGCGTCACCAGTTGACACGTCTAACCTTCAATCACTGGCAACATTTAACGCCAATTTTGGACTGTTTTTCAATGGAATCATTGAACAGAGCGTAAACATCATTGATTTCATATCAACGATGTCACCGTACTTTTTCATGTCTTTTGTCACGGAAAATGGCAGATATGCTTTCAAGCCAATTCTTCCGCTGAGTGGTGACAACATCGACACAGGTGCGCTCAGTCCGACCAAGACATTTACAGATTCAGATATTATTCCGGGAAGTTTTGAAAAAGATTATGTCGAGGCAGAAGAGCGCAAGGATGTTCAAGTTTCTATAGTTTTTCGCGAAACCAAAAAGTTCCGTGTTGGCCTGCAGAAATCAACGCAGATTAGATATTCAGACGTTGATGCTGACGTAAGAATGATTCAGTACGACATGACTGACTGCTGCGTTACCGGCAAGCATGCCAGGAATTTTGCAAAGTTGCAGCTCGCGACTAGAAGGCATTCGACTCATTCAATCTCCTTTGACACCCCGCTGCTAACGAGCAGCCTTTCCATCAACGACATCATCAAGGTTCAGCGTGTTCGCAAAAACAATGTCGGAGATGACCGGACAGAGTCTGATCACTACCAGGTGACTTCAATAGGCCATGGATCGGATGGCATCACGACGATTGCGGCCATGCACTTTCCATTAAATGGCTCTAATGTTTCAAAGATTAGCGATGATGTTGTGAACGGGAGTTTTGATTTTATCTAATGGCTACCTTTCCCTCTATCACTCCCAACGCCCGGTCTTTTGCCTTGGGTGACTTCCCAGGCACACGCCACGAAGGTGTATCTGGAGTTGGAGTCAGCTTTCTTTTTAATAGCAGTGACCTTGTCAATCAAGTCTTAAGCTTGACCTACGTGGCAATCACTGAGGCGCAGCAAAAGTTGATCACGGATCATTTTGTTGGACAAGAAAGTGGTTTAATACCGTTTGATCTGCCTAGCGAGATTTGGGCAGGTTATTCAGCAGTGCCGGTTAGCTCTTCAAATTATCAGTGGCGCTACGCAGAATCTCTGCAGGTTGAGCCAGGGGGGATTACGGGCCGTTTCAACATTACCGTGCAGTTGGTCGCTGTTCCTACTTAACAATGGCAAGCATTTTCCCCTCAATCTCGCCAAGCGTCCGTGTTTACTCAAGCGGCAGCTTTGCAATAGTCAACCGCTCTAGCTCTGACGGTTCCTACAACGCTTTTCGCAGAGGCAGTCGCCAGGTGGGGCAAGCCCTACAGCTCAAGTTTTCACACTTGACTGAAGAGAAGATGGATTTAATACGTTTGCACTATCTAGACAGAAAAGGCACTTTTGATTTTTTCATCGCTTCCCCTGCTTTGTGGGGCGATTACAGCACTGATCCGCCAGTCCCCTTGCTGGGAAACACCGTATGGCGTTTTGCCGATGCGCCAGTTATTCAAGACGTTTCTTTTGACCGTTTTGACGTATCGGTCAACCTAGTAAGTCACGCTGTTCTGCAAGGCGATCTCCTCAGCATTGGGGTGCAGGCTCCAGACTCAGGGGCTACAGACGCCGATTACATCTATGATGGCGGTCAGGCTTCGACGACCCACGCATACAACGTTGACGCTGGTGCATCATGACCATTCAACTCAGCACATTGATGCAACAGCGGCGCGATACCGCCGCCAACTGGACAAGCAACAACCCGACCCTGAAGGACGGAGAAATCGGATATGAAAAAGACACAGGATATTTGAAGGTTGGCGACGGATCGACTGCATGGACTTCGCTTGATTACATCGACGGCACAAAGGTCAGCGCATATCCACTGGCAACGGCTGATATTGCGGATGACGCCATAACAGCGGCAAAGCTGGCAGACACGGCTGTTACTGCGGGTTCTTACACAACCGCAGACATCACGATTGATGCGCAGGGCCGCATTACTGCAGCATCTTCAGGCTCGATTTCAGCTGATGAGATTGCTGATGGCTCGATTACTTCCGCCAAGCTTGAAGACAACATCACCATCACCGGAAACCTTACTGTCAACGGCACAACAACGACAGTCAACAGCACAACACTGACTGTTGACGATAAAAACATCGAGCTGGGCAGTGTTGCCACTCCGACTGATGTTACGGCAGACGGCGGGGGCATCACACTTAAGGGCGCTACGGATCACACCATTGTTTGGACTAACAGTACTGACAGCTGGGACTTTTCCGAACACGTCAACATTGCAAGCGGCAAAGAGTTCCGCATTGCAGGGACAAAAGTTCTCGACGCGACCAGCTTGGGCAGTGCCGTCGTCACTTCAAGTCTGACCAGTGTTGGCACGATTGCGACTGGCGTTTGGAATGGCACCCCGATTGCAACTGCTTACATCGCAGACGATGCGGTAACTGCGGACAAGTTGGCAGATACGGGTGTGACAGGCACCAGTTATGGATCAGCATCGCAGGTTCCCACTTTCACTGTTGATGCACAAGGTCGCTTGACTGCTGCGGCAGATGTTGCCGTTGCTGTAGGCGCATCGGCAATTACAAGCGGGACGCTTGCGGTTGACCGTGGTGGCACTGGAACGGGCACTTATGTGGACGGCCAACTGCTGATTGGCAACAGCACAGGCAACACCCTGACAAAAGCCACGCTGACAGGCGGCACCGGAATCTCGATCACCAACGGTGGCGGCAGCATCAGCATTGCAAGCTCCGGCGCGACTGGCCCTGTTCTTGAGAACTTGCAGGCGATCAGTACGAATTACACATTGACCAGCAACTACAATGCTATTAGTGCTGGCCCTGTCGCTATAGACACGGGCGTAACCGTTACCGTCCCATCCGGGGCACTCTGGGCAATCGTCTGAACCATGGCCTTCGGAACACTCAAAGTCGATCAAATCACGACCAGCACCAAAACGGTGACAGTCGATGATTTAACTGAGAGCGCCCTTCCGCTAGCAGGCGGAACAATCTCAGGGAACCTTACGGTCAGCGGCAACCTGACGGTTGATGGCACGACCACAACGGTCAACAGCTCGACTTTGAGTGTTGACGACAAGAACATTGAGATTGGCAGCGTTGCCACCCCTTCAGACACGACCGCAGACGGCGGCGGCATCACCCTCAAAGGTGCTACTGACAAAACGCTTACCTGGGTCAACTCAACCGATTGCTGGACGTTCAACCAGTCGCTGGATTTAACGGCAGGCTCAGCATCAGCCCCGGCGTTGATTTTTAACGGTGACGTAAACACCGGAATCTTTCAGTCGGCTGCTGATGAACTTGCGATCGCAACAGGTGGCACTGAGCGTTTCAAGGTCACGTCAAACGGCGGCATTCACTTCAATAATGCCGAACTGATTGAAAAGGCCAACGTCACGGCTGGCAAGCTGAGCGATAACACGGATATTGACCTTGCCGATGGCATGGTTCATTTGTTCACGACAGCTGAAACAACGACCAGCACGCCGAACATCAGGGTTGATTCTTCAACATCTTTGAACTCGGTGATGGCAGTTGGTGAAGCTATTTCTGTCAGCATTATTGTCACGGCTGCTGCGGCGGGTTACTCAGCACAACTCACGATTGATGGCGCAGCAGTGACTGAGAATTGGATCGGCGGATCAGCTCCAAGTGAAGGCGGGTCGAGCGGGGTTGATATTTACACCTACACAATTATCAAGACGGCATCGGCAACCTTTACTGTCGTCGCCAATCTTTCTAAAACTAGCTGAGGTCTGACTCATGCTTAGGGAGTTTTTCAAAAAGGAAAGGCCGCTTCTTGGGATGGCTGGCTTTGGCGGCGGCATCGCTAGCAGGCTTGTTGGTGGTGTCGCTGGAAGCGTGTCTGGGGGCAATGTTGACGGATTAGAACCTGGCAACGGCTACAAATATCACACGTTCACTTCGCCGGGGACGTTGGTGGTTGTTGGCGATTTCACCATGGAAGTTCTCATGGTTGCCGGTGGCGGTACTGGTGGATCTGATGGCGGCGCAGGGGGAACTGGCGGTGGCGGCGGCGGTGGATTGTTGTTTGGCTCGCTTGATCTAACAACCGGGTCTTATCCGATCAATGTTGGTGCTACGACGGCAGACACTGCAGGCACTCAAGGCAATCCCACAACAGGTTTCGGCGCTACTGCCAATGGCGGTGGATATGGCGGAGAGGTCGAAGGAGATGGAAACGATGGGGGTTCAGGCGGCGGTGGATCTGCCGGTGGTTCTGTTGGAGCCGGTGGGGATCCAACTCAAAACCCTCAGCCGTTGCCGTATGGAACGCTGACAGGATTTGGCGGTGCTGGCTCTTCTGGAATTAGTCCACCGGCCAGGATCGGTGGTGGCGGTGGTGGCGCAGGTGGTGATGCACCACCGCAGCCTGGGACTGCAGTCCCCAGTGGTCCTGGCAAGCAATATCCAAACTTCACGGGACCACTTATTGGGGTTCCCGCGCTAGCGCCGCTTAGTGGATATTACGCCGGTGGCGGCGGTGGCGGCAGAACTGGCTTAGGCAGCCCTGACGGGTCTGGCGGAGCTGGCAGCCCCGATACCAGTACAAATGGTTCAGATGGTGTGACAAATAGCGGCGGCGGTGGTGGCGGCGCTTCCAGGTATCCAAGCAATGGCACACACGGTGGAACTGGCGCCTCCGGCATCGTTGTTGTGCGTTATGCGGTGTAATTCTGGGAAGGATTGCACGCTTGGCATACAATAGGGCTGAATAAGTTATTCCTACATGGCATTTCAGTCGGTCTGGTACTTTAGCGACCTGCCTGAAGAGATAGTCAGCATCATCGAGAAAGATCTGTCTAAAAGTTTTGGTGACAAGATGGCAGATTCAAAGCTTTATGGAGATGCGCTGAACAAAGAGAAGCGTGACTCGCAAAACGCATGGATCCCTACAACACATTGGGTCAGCGGGTTTTTGTGGCATTACATCCAACGCGCAAACCGTGAAAACTTCCTATATGACCTGAGGTGTATCGACGGCGAATCGATTCAATACACTCGTTATGGAGAAGGGCAATTTTATGGATGGCACAACGACGCAGGGCTTGCCAATCAATACAAGCCGGTCTCTATTGGAAACCGCGTCGGAGGGCTTGGGCAAGACTTTTTGAATGAAAGCATTGAGATGGTCAGAAAGCTTTCGTTTGTGGTTCAGTTGTCTGACGCAGAGGATTATGAGGGCGGAAACCTGCAGCTGCTAGACGAGGCTGGTAAAGCGTATATTGCACCAAGAAAACGTGGCACTGTGATCTTGTTTGATTCAAGAACGCAACATCGCGTGCAGAAGGTCAAGAAAGGCGTCCGCAAATCGCTTGTGGGCTGGACTGTGGGACCGCGCTGGAAGTGAACATGCAGAAACTACCGGCATCAACACAAAACCGGAACTTTGAAAGAGACGGCTTTTTGTTAGCAAGAGGGCTCTGGGACCCAGCGGAGCTAAAGGATTCGATCCCTGAAAAATCAGGCCAATACAACTACGGGGACGGGAAGTCTAAAAACTTCACTTTCAACCCTGAAGAGAACCAAGTCAACGGTTCGGCGTCACGCTATTGGCACCCCAAATACCGCCAGATCCACACCGGAATCAGGCAGGAGATTGAGAAGCGCATCGGGCGCAAACTTTTCAACACTTACTACTACGACCGCTTTTATTTTCCAGGTCAAGAACTTGCAAAGCATGTAGACCGTGATGCGTGTGAAATATCAGTCACTGTTCATGTCAGCACTAATTTGAAAGGGGCTGATGCTGATTGGCCGATTTGCATTGAATCGCCTGACGGGCGAGAGCATAAGGTCTCACTCAAGCCTGGGGATGGCTTGATTTACAAGGGTTGCCATCAAAATCACTGGCGCGAAAAAATGCCAGGGCCAACGGGCTGGCGTGCCTTTGGGCGTCGTCTCTATTATCACCAGATCTTTTTTCACTATTGCTTACAAGACGGCTACCGGGCACATTGCGCCTGGGATCGCGCCCGATAGGGTTAGGGCTTGAGCCTAAGCACTGGCCTAATGCAACGACCTGATCCGATGATTGCCTCCAAGCCGGGGGCGTCTGATGTGCAAGCAATGGCCGCAAGAGCCATGTGGCTGGAGGAGTTGTTCTTCCTTGATGGCCGTGACATGGTGAGCCACCCGCAACATGGTCTTTTTACTGGATTGGCTCTTAAATATCAGAGCTTGGAGTCAACTGACGGTTACTGATGGCGAAGTCATTGAATGGGCAGAATTTTGTCCCTAGTAAGCCAAAGCGCACAAAACAGGGGAATGGAACACATTCAAAGCCGTCACATGGCCGCAAGAAGTATCGTGGACAGGGAAAACGTTAATCCTCTTTCCAATGATCAAAACTCTCATTGCGAGTGGTGTCGCCGTTTCAGCAGCTGCGCTGGCATCTCCTGCTCTCGCAGACGTTTATGTGAACCCTGAGTTCAACGGTGGTTCCTACGGCGACGACTATCTGGGTGGGACGCTCAACCTTGACGTGGGCTATGAAACCTCTGCAGGTGCTTACTCCTTTTATATCCAGGGAGGGCCTGCGCTTGTCATGCCAAACGGCGCTGACAACGAAGTTGAGTTTGCTGGCAAGTTCGGTGGTTCTGTCGCTGTCAGCGAAAAAGCCTCTGTTTATGGAGAGCTGAGCGGCATGACTGGCGATGAGCTGTCTATTGGCTCAAAGCTTGGCATTAAGTACAGTTTCTGATTAAGCTAAAGCTGCAGAGACGCACATATCCCTTCCTGGTCTCACACAGCAGGAGGGGTTTTTTCTTGCCATGCAAAAGCTTTTTAATGTGATGTCTGTTTCCGCTTTCTTTATGAGCGGGGCATTGGTTGGTGGGTCGGTGATGCTTTACACCCGGATCCCCTCGCTGACGAAGTATTACATGAGCGAGCTAACGCTAGAAATGACCAAGCTGGTCACAAACATGATGCCAGCTCAGCTTGATCAAGCGATGCCGGAACTGCCGACAAAGACTGGCCTGCCGATCAAATCACCATTTTGACGTTGGCGGTTGGATCCTCGTCATGAGCTTCTGGTCCGAAACCTTCCGCCTTGATCCGTTCAGCAAAGTTCGTTTCTGGCGCGGGTGCTTCTGGTTCCTGGTCAAACGACGCTAGCCATTCGCGCAGATTGTCACCAGTTGGTGTGCCTTTCGGCCATTTCACAAATTTGAGAATAGCCTTGTGGTCGGTGAACAGCCTTGCTGTCTTGCCAGACATTACGGTGTAAACAATGGGCGGGCCCTCTCGTCTGCGGTTGCGCTCAATCCAGAGCTGACCTGCTGTAAACCGTTCTGATTTCATGCCAGAGATTCCTGAGATTGGGGTGCAGTCTGTATCCGTTCCAGAGATTCCTGCATGGCGTTCAATGCCACCACAGAGTATTCCAAATGCCCCGCCCATCACGCTTCAGCTTGGCTTTCCAGTCGCGGATATTCCGGGCTGCGTGGAGACTCGAAACACGCAAGCCGGAAATGAAGACGCTTACACCGATGACCCACGCGGCAACTTGGTTGTCTGTGATGGCACGATGCCTTCATATAAGCCGCTGGATTTTACGCCCGGCACTCTGACGTATGAAAGAGCAAAACCGCCAGCGATTGATCCAGACGTAAAAAAACCGGCTGGTGCATCAAACCAACCGGACAGTGTCTCTTCCCCGCCGAGTCCCGATCTCGACGTTTCAAACGTAGCCACGGAGTTGCCATGTCCTCCACCTGACGCAATTCCTTTAGGTGCGAAGAACAAAGCGCAAACTGCCGTCATTATTGGTTACGAAAGGATCAATGGCAAATGTGAGGCGATCTATGAGCCGCTGGACGTACCAACGATCGTCGGCAATTATCTGCCTGGTGCACCTGTTGTGGCAACGACGGCCACGATTGCCGCAGTGGCGACTACGGCGGCCATCTTCGCAAAACCGTTAGGCGACTTTCTGCTTAAAGCCGTCAAGCCAACGGTCAAAAAAGCAATTAAGAAGATCAAGGAGAAGTTGGGGCGGAAGGTTGCTGTTGAGTCTGCTTGGCAGCGCCGGAAGAATCAGCGGGCTTTGCGTAAGTGATGGAATGGATGTGGGGCGGGGTTACGCCGGGCGGATTGGTTAGGACAACGTCAGCACAGATTTTTGCGTAAGGCGAGTCAGGATGGAACATGATGCCTTTTTGCATTAGCTCGGCACAGTTCTTGAGTCTTGCAAGCTCGTAGTTGAGGCGTTTATCTGCAAGGGCAGCGTCTAAAAGTGCCACTTGTTTTTCGGCTGCTTTTTGACACGAACGGATGTGACTGCGATCTAGCGGGACTGAGATCGTGGCAGTGATTCCGCCATTGATTGAGAAATTTGTTTTTTGACCTGTGCGAACTGGTTTATAGAAAAGGACATTGCCCGGATTATCGGGCCTGCCATCTGGGACGGGATTACCTTCCGGATCAAACGCGCCAACGAGATCGAGAGTGTCATAAACCGGCTCGCCATAATGCGATTCATATGGAGTCGCCCAGCTTGTAGTTGAGCTGACGAAGGGGTTGATGTTGAGCGTTGCGCCTTGGCAACTAATCCCCCCGCCGTATGTGTTTGTAAATTGGCGGCTTGGCACGACTTGCACAGCCTGATTCGTCACACTTCCGGAGCTGTTGGCGACTGGTGCAGCGGTGCTTGAGACCTGTGCCTGTGCTGGGGCAGAAAGCAGCAAAAGCGTTGCAATGGCTCGCTTCATTGGGTGAAGGTGCTTGTCGTCTCTGTCAAAGATTCAATGTCAGTTTCCCTGTTGATCAGGGTGTGATTAACAAGGCCAGGGCCTTGAAGCGTCTCGACAAATTGAAAGCTAGCGCCCTGATTCACGATGTTCCATGCTGGCTTGTCAGAAGGGTCAAGGCCAACCCAGCGGCTAGAAATGCCGTTGAGCGTGTTGGTTGTTGTGGTCAGAGCGCGTGGGGAGATCTCGCCATTTGCTGGCGCGATGTTTGTGCCGGAAACGCTCAGCTCATAGCCTGTGCGGTACTCATAGGAGTTAATAACTTCATTTACCTTGGTCTTGGTTGTTGTCTTGCTAGACAAAACCCCCTGCTGAAAGTTCGGAACAACCGGAATCGATTTAGCCTCTGGAGCAGCAAGCGCAACAACGCAGAGAGCGCCCCAGGCGAGCCAAAGACCTGTCCACATCACTTAATCGTCAACTCTTGGATGACTTGTCCGATTGCCTGAGTACCAGCACCACCAGCCGTGATCGTGAGTGCTCCGTCTGTGGCGATTGTGCCTCCAAGGCTGCCAGCCACACCACCTGAGGTTGTAGTGGTCGAACCAAGCATTGGGAGTGAGCCAACTACTCCGGAGGTGACGGTGGTTGCTGTTGGGGTTGCGTCTCCCTCAATAAATGATTCTGTAAGGCTAAAAGCGTCACCAGCAGTAGTGACGCTGTAATCGGCAGGAGTGTAACCAACAGCGGAACCGGCAGTAAGGGTGCCAAGACCACCAGCAGTGTCCAGAGTGACGTTATTGCCAGATATTGAATACGTTGACGGAATCCGCGCTGCGACTGATCCGGCTCCATCGACAGACAGTGAAACGCTGGACTGGATTCTATGGGTGATGTCAGCCTGAGCTGGTAAAGCGGCTGTGATGGTGATGCCCAATACCAAAAGTGCGCGTTTCATTTTGGCTTGGAGGTGGATGGTTCTTCCTTAATTGTAGGCTCCTCTTTTTTCTTTCTATTGTTGCCGACCGCTAATCCGAAGGATGCTGCCGTGCCAGAGAGGATTGAGGCTGGATAGGTGGGATCGAGCGATTGCTTAAAGACGCCAAGGTAGTTGGCGGTCAGGATTGCCATTGCCCAGGCAAGCAAAACAACCTTAATTACATCGCCTAGCCGCGAGTTTCCGTCATCCTGTTCTTGGCCTTGCGCTTCCTTGGTTTCTGCCATGATGAAGTGAGTGCTTGGGGCGGGTCATGGTTGAAGTCTGGGCCGCCGTTGCTGGCGCGTCAATAACAGTCGCTGGCTTGGGTGTTTCAGGCATTAACCGTCAAACACGCTCTGGACAAGACTCGTTAATTCGTCTGACGACTGCTGTAGATAACTTGTCCAGCAGGCTCGACATCCTGCATCAAGACATCAAGAGTAAGGATGCTGAAGTCTTTGGTCGTTTGAGCACACTGGAGCGTTCAGTGGCGAGGCTGGAAGGTCATAGCGATAGGCACTAACGTATTGGTGCTATTCAAGGCAGTCTCATGCTTTTGATTCTCAAGCCGATCTTGATGACCGCGTGGAAATCAAGAGCGTTTAAGGAGTTGATTATGGCGATGCTGGAGAAGATTGTTGCCAGGACGGATAACGATTTGGACGACTTGGCTGTGAAGCATGTCCGTGAAATGCTGTTGCCTGACACAAGAGTTGAAAAATAGGTGCATTCCGGCATTATCCGGCTGTCCCTGCTGTTGTTAGTCATGGGGCTCGCCCTGCTTCCGTTCTTTCGTTTTTTCCGTGGTACGCCCCATCAGTTGGCTGCAATTAAGCAGCTTGAGGAGTCAATGCCGCAGGAATTATTGGAGGAGGACGAAGCTGATTGGTTTCAAGCCTGGAAAGAGAGTGGCTATGACCAGCAGATCTACATGCCCTACTTCAGGCAGCTCGACAACAAAACAGGAACCGGCTACCGCGAGTGCTTTAGTTCAGCGGCAGCCATGGTGGCGGCGTATTACAAGAAAGTTCGGACAGATGATGAGTACAACAAGATCCGCGCCAAATACGGAGACACCACGTCAGTAGAGGCTCAGTTAGCAGCGTTGCGGAGTTTGGGCTTAGAAGCTGAGTTCAGGAAGGACGGTGACGCTGACATGGTGGAGCTAGAGATTGAGAATGGCAGGCCAGTGTTGGTTGGCTGGTTGCACGCCGGAAACATGCTTCTAGGCGAACCACCCATGTGCAATGGCATGGGTTGTGGTCATTGGAGCGTTATCAGCGGTTATGCGGGTAAAAACAGCAACGATCCAGAGTGGATCATGCAAGACCCTCGCGGCTATCCCGAAATGGAGAAGGGTGGTCACAGCAACCCGCACCTGGGACGTAATGCTCGGATTAGGCAGGCTGCTTTCTACCAGCGGTGGCAGGTTGAAGGCCCAAGAACAGGGTGGGTGATTCTTGTCAATGAGTGATTTGTATTGGGTCTGGGCTTACGTCACGGCGCTATGGACAACGTTGATCGTGCCGTGTACCACTAACCCTGCGCTGTGGGAACGCTGTTCACAATTTGATGAGTGGCTTGTGCCATGGGTGCGAGATGTGACTGAGATGTATCAGGAAGGGGCTTATGCGTCTGAAAAGAAAATCTTGGGCCAAGCTAAGTAGGATAGATTTTTGCTCCTTTTGTATGGCAGTCCTGTGTGATTGGCAGATCCGCGCCAGGTGTGAAAAAGGCGGGATGGTCGTTCCGTTTGAGACAGAACTTCTTAATCCAGCCAGCTTGGATCTGCGATTGGGCAATCATTTGATGGTTGAGGTTGACGATGGCCCTTTGCTCAAAGTCGACATCTCAAGCAAAACACAAGACAACCCCTACTACATTGAGCCCGGCATCTTTTGCTTGGCTGAGACACGTGAGCTGTTTAATCTCCCCGACGACATCTCCGCTCAATTTGTACTCAAGTCAAGCCGTGCCAGGGATGGCCTTAACCATCTTCTTGCTGGTTGGTGCGATCCAGGCTGGCATGGATCAAGGCTGACCCTTGAACTGAAAAATGAGTGCAAGTTCAGGCGCTTGGCCCTGTATCCAGGCTTGAAAATCGGCCAAATGGTCTTCCACGCAATGTCCCAGTCGCCGATGCACAGTTATCGGGAGACAGGCCACTACAACAACCACTTGACAGTCATGCCTTCTGTGGCATGAATTGACAAGATTCTTTAGGGCTTATGGGCTGGGCTGACTGGATGGTCATCAACCAAAGCCTTGAAGAGGAGCTGGAAGTAGAACGCAGCGTCAGAGAGATTCACAACTGCACTGACGAGGAGACGTTAAAGGAGCTTTGCGCTGGCCTTGTTCGGCAGAGCTGGCATCAGAGCAAACTGCTAAGCCAGGCTGTTGGCCGTATTGGCGAGCTTGACGCCAAACTGGCTAGCTGGGATTAGCCGTGCTTGCCAGTCAGCCTTGATCTGTAGAGCCTGATGCACGATTCGTAATGCCAGTTGGCCTGCCAGTCGTGCTTGAAGTATCGGACCATCCCCCCATGGCTCACCTCCCACAGCAGCAACCCGTCTTTCTCGACTTGCTTCATGGTTGGCTTCATAAAAAAGGAGCGCGGAGGCGCTCCTAGTCTCTCGTTCATTGCCACTCTAAAAGTCAGCGGTTGAGGTGTCAGCTGGGCGCGGCTTGGCATCGCTCATCGCCATGAGCAGATAATCGTTGCCCGCTTGACTTTGGCGTGGCATCAGATTGGCGCGGAGCTTGACGCATTCCTCGCCTTTTTGGTTTTCGCAGCGGTCTGCAGTTTTGACCCATTCGACAAGCTTGCGCAGCTCAGACACAGGTACTTCCATGGCAGCCCAATAGTGGCCGTCCTTCTTTTGGTCTTTGTTGAAGTTGCCCCAGATGTTGAAGGCGTCAGGTGCGAAATCAGGCATTACTTAGCGTTGAAGAATTTGGAGATGATGGTCTGCAGCGCAGCGTTGATAATGCCTTGATGGCGTTGATCAGCGTAATGCTGCAGTTGTGCGGCTGAATCTTTATCCAGCCTTACTTGAAAGTGACGGTCGCGGCGTTTTGCGTCCGCTTGCTGCCACTGCTCTTTGAGCTTTGACTGTTCGTCAGGCATACTCATTCATCACGGCCTGAATCCAGGTTTCGTGTTTTTTGCTTGTAATTGCCGGTGCAACTTTAGCCTGGGCTCCCAGTTTGAACTGCGAGCGGAAGGCTGCACAAAAGGCGTCTCGATTAGCAGGAGGCATGTCGGTGATCCACTGCAGCAGGAAGCTGCGTTGATCTTTTGAAAGCGGTTGATCGTCGTCTGAAACGCCTTGAACTTTCGCGGCAGGCTTGGGAGTGGACTTCGCTTCTGATTTTTCGTCCGCAAAATCGCCATCCATATCCATGTCAGCCGTCAAGCCAAGCATGGCTAGCAGTGCATACCTTTTAAGGTAGGTACACGACCCACCAAAGTCATGCAGAGGATTGCGGCCTTTTCCGACAACCATCGGCAAGCGGCTGACGAGTTCAGCGCCGCTGGTGTGCAGCAGTTTTGTAACCAAGATTGGGTCAACGCCTTCACTAGGTTCAAACAGCTGTGAGATTACAAGCCCGTTCTTGATGAGATGTGGCGTGACAGTTGAGAGCACAGTCTCAAGATCGGCAAACTTGCCGTATTGAGCATTGGCTGTTTTGTTGATTGCCGGGACAGTCTTGTGAAAGCTGACAAGAGCTTCAATCAAGGGCTGTGACGGTGATGATGGCGCAGGGTTGTTCTCTGTCATTGGCGTAGCGTTTGTGTGCGATGAGGTCAATCACTTGCGCGTCATCGTTGTAGACAACCCCTTCTGAAAGGCTGTCCAGAATGGCGCGACAAAGTTTATCGACATCCCCGATGCGCTTTGTGCAGTGTTGAGGCGCGTCAGGTTTGAGTCGGTCAGGGCCTGGAGTGTTGTTGACGTATTGATCGTTTGCCCTGGCAAAAACAAAAACGATTGAGATGCAGATGGGCGCATCCAGTCTGGCATACCAGTCGCTAGGGAGCAAGTCCTTGGCAGTCTTGCGGACAAGTTGACGCCATGACTTAAGTCGCTTGCACGAATCAACCATGACGCCCCTGCCTTTGTAGGTTTTACTGCCTTGTGGCGCAGGCTTGCCCAGGACGGTGAAAGTGAAGCTAGATGTGCGCGTGGGCGTCGTCGATTGCTGCATTTAGCAGGCTGGCCGCGATTGCTGATGCAGAAACTTTACGCGGTTCAACGGTAAAGCTCCGATCGGCAAGATGCACGGCTTGCGCTTCCAGCTTGATCGACTCTGTGATTGCTTTGAGCTTTTCGGATCGCTCAGGGCTAAGAACGATGTTGATGCTTTTCATGGGTGAGATGCTGGGTGAATGGGACTTACGCAGACGCCGCCCAAAATTAAAAATCAAACAGGCTGGCTTGATCAAAGACTTCAGGCTTCTCAGGCAAAGCCCACAAGTGTTCGTTTTTGCCGTAAACGCCCTTGATCGTTTTCGAAGTTTTGACGATCTTGCCTTCGTCGGTCAGGTTGGTCATTGCCCGCCTGATTGAAGTGATGGGCCATCTTTGATCAAGAAAATCGTGAACCATCGACGGGCTCATTGGCTCTCCACGCTGCATGACTTTTAGGATGACAACCTCTTGCTTGACGGCTTGCTTTGACGACTCAAAAAACTCGTCAAGGCTTTCCTTGTTTGTGTTGTAAAAGGGCGTCATAGAAAGCGCGTTCGAGAGCTGTGAGCTTTGGGTTTTTCTCCTTGAGCGCAGCCTTGGCTCTTGCCTTGGCTGCGGCAATGTTTACTTGCGGCGATGTGCTCCAGTAAATCCCTCGACCCATTTATCTGAGCATTTCGCAAGCTTTCTGAACGCCCGCGTTGCAATCGCGCTGGGTCATGTCCGTCAACGTTGTGTCAAGGGAGTACCAAAAAGCGCCACCCATCAGAAAGCAAAAAACTGCAATGACAATCGCGTTGATTTTCGGGCTGCGGTGCTCAGGGTCATAAAACCCAGGGCTGCGGTTGGGTGACTTGTAGTCAGACATGAGTGGATGAGGTGAGGTATCCATGCGCAGCAGTATGGCGTGATTGGTATGCCATGTCAACGTTTTTTCTTGCCCTTCGCCTTTTTCTTCTCACGCTTAGGCATAGCCCTAACCCTCGCCACCGTCTCGCGATAGCCAGGCGGCTCGGGAACGCCGCCTTGTTTCAGGATCTTGGTCCAGTTCATCGGCCTTGGCGTCAGTCGCTATGGTTTGGTTTCTTCACCCTGAAACGGGCGAAGGACAAGTGACCTGCAGCGGATCAGGTGTGAGGGGCGTAAGGCGCGTGAGCCTGTCCTAGTCCGCAACTATTAAAAGTCGAAAGCGGCGTCTTGTTTTGCTCGGTAGACGCCAAGCGCCTCTTCCCAGGCTTCGATGCACTCTTGTGGGTCTTCTGTGATCACGCGGCAGCGTTCAGGACCGCTCACCACAGTCACGCACCGATCAATCCGGATCTCTGGGAAATGCTGCCCGAGCATCTTGGCGTAAGCCCCAAGTTGCCGGGTCGCTGGCTTCCGGCCTGAAACGGCTTTGCGTGATCCCACCGTCTTCAAATCTCCCAACGTCACGCCAGCGTCGCTGGAAACCAGAAAGTCAAAGCTGCCTGCAACGTTGTTGTAGCGATCCACCAAGCGGAACTCAGTCGCCAGGGTCTCGATGCCCTTGAACATCGGCTCATCAAACAGCGGATCCAACCACGCATCCCAGCGGTCTTCATGGACAAACGGCTGATCGGTCAGCTGCGCGTCAAGGCAACGGTGAATGGTCCTGCCCCTCAGCTCCCAGCCATCCGGGCCGTGCCTGGTCTCCTCGATCCGGGCCTTAGCGAACGGGGTCAGCTCGTCGCTACACACCTCTGAAACATTGTCGAGAATCCAGTCCCCGCGCCAGCGGTAGCGGTGCTGCTCCTCGAAAAAATCCAGTTCGGCAATCGGATCTAGCAATGGGGGGTTGCGGGCTCGGCCCACTATGGGCACAATCTGGCCGCAAAGCAACCCCAAAACATGCCTGATCTGGAGCCAATCACGAACACTCGCGTCTTAATTGACCCAAGGGTCATCGCAGAAGTTGACCGCAAAAAGCCAATCGGCGTTAGTCGCAATGGATGGGTCAACCTGCTGCTGCAAAAGGCCATCGCTTCAGAGCCTGAGCCGCTTGCGCGTGACTAATTCTGATGCTGAGGAGCGTGCATTTGACCTGCTCCAATGGAATCCATACTCTCTTCCTACTGAATACGACGACGAGCTGGCGCTGGTCGGCTATTACAGCAAAACGCAGGCAGAGCGATCTAATCGCGCTCTGGATGCTTGGGAAGAACAGCACCCCTTCAAATCCAGCGATGAGCTGACTGCTTTTCGAGAACTTGAAAGGCTTGGTGTTTACACAGACGCCGACTTTTATTCACCGAGCAAGGCCAAGGATGGTCACTACACCAAACGCCTCAAGCAGCTCCGGGATAATCCCCGAGAGCCTGAAAGATCACCAAGAGCTTCTCAACAAGCTCGATCAATACGCAAGCACCGTCCTTTGTAATGAGGAGGATCCGCTCAAGCGTTCCCAACTGCTGCGGCTGTATGCCGACGAGGTTGGTTGCCCCATCAACGAGCGAACTGCTGCAATCCTGCTGACTAAAGCAGAGGGTGCAGTCAACGGCGTTTGCGTCCCGCGTATGCGCGGCGAACGCATGGACACAACCCCGACGCCTTGGGCGTGGGAGGGCGTGATCATGTCCGGCACGTTCAACCTGTTAGTTGCCCCGCCAAAGGTGGGGAAGTCCGCGCTGATGGTCGGAATGATCAGCGCATGGTTTCACGGCGAGGAGTCCTATTTAGGGCAGCCCCTGCACGGCGCTTGCCCGAAGGTGTTCATCATCGGGACGGACCAACCCGAAAGTGACTGGCACACGTTGTTTAAGCGTGAGGGGCTGATTGATCGCGACGGAAACATGGCTGGCCCGGTCGAGATGCTCTGGCACACGGGCGCACCGCTTCACCTCACCGAGGAGGGCATTGCCCACCTGGGGGAAATCGCCGCTGTCAACCCCGGATCGTTTTTTCTGCTCGATTCGTACCACTCGACGGTTGCGCCCCTTGGGATTGACGAGGCAACTTCAGCCTTTGATGGTCCCGCTCGCAAGCTTGCCGAGGTTCTCGCGCCTCATAAAGCCACGCTGGCGATGATCCACCACACCAACAAAAGCGTGAGCGGCGGCAACGCCACTAACGCCAGCAGGGGCAGCAACGCGCTCCCAGCAGCAGCCAGCCTCACGATCCTCATGAACTGGTTTCGGCAGCCCGCCGAGGGCCAGACGCAGAGCGATCATCGCGTGGTTGTGAAGACCCAGGGGCGCGCTAAGGGCACAACGCTCCTGATTGAGCTTCAGGACGACGGATGGGTGCATCACGGCGACGGGGAGTCTGTCTTGGCCGCTGAGGCCATGCAGGAGGCGTCAGACGAGCTGCAGGGCCGTCAAGCGGACATCTTCGATCACATTTGCGAGCGGTGGTCAGCCGGTGAGTTCCCGGTGACGACGACAGAGCTGCAAGACGTGGCGAAGTGCAATCTCAGCAAGGTCAACCGTGCGCTCCGTGCGCTGGAGAAAAAGAGCCTTGTCCGGCAGGAAGGACAACTCGATCCGATGGTTTCCGGGGGGCGCCCGCAGCTGTTGTGGGTTCCCAATACCCCCTCCCAGGAAATCGGTGAAATAAGGGTAACAGGGGGAACAACCTCTCGCGCGCACGTAAATAAAAGGGGTTATTCCCCTTTTTTTGATAAATCCCCCAGTTCCGGGGGAGGGGTAGGGGAGGGGGTTTTACCCCCCTCCCCTGGAACCCCTGTCGAGCTGCATCGAAACGGCGACTGGAACAACGGCTGGGTTGTTTCA